TAATTTCAGGGGTAAAAAGGTGGCTGGCACGGCTGTTGCTAGGGGATGCGGTGCAATAATGGCTAACCGTAGAAAACGCACAAAAGGTGCAGTAACTCAGTCATAAGAAGAAATGACATGTCTTTGGAGGAGAATATTAAGAATGAAATACGTCTCTGGTCCAAAGAGGCGTTAGAAAAACCTAATGAAAATTACAACAATATGCCTGCCTGTCCTTTTGCTAAAAGGGCATGGGCTGATGATCGTGTAGGTTTTATCTTTAAAAAAGATGAGTCCTTTGATGTTTTGTTTGAAGCAATTTATGGGTGGGATGATAGAAAAGATGTAATCATTCTTATAGATTTTAACTATTTGGATGTTGATGATTTGTATCAATTTATGGACATACTTAATCAGTCTTTATCTGAGGATGGCATAGATATGTTTGTTATGGGCTTTCATCCTGAATCAGATGAAAACGAATTACTTGAAAACTCCCTTGAGATGACGAATGACAATTCTTATGCTATGATATTTCTGCAACGCTTGACAAAGCTACAGGAAGCCTCGAATGTCTTGAGAGAAAAGGGATATTACGATGTCTGCCAAGATTATTACGAGAACGAACCTTTGTATGAATTAAGAGCCGAACTTTATAGGAGATTAAGATATGGCTGATACTAAGAAAGTTACCCCTCAAATGTCTGCTTCTGCTTTAAAAAAGCTGGCAAAAGAAATGGGTTTTGAACTTAGTAAAGTTCAAAAAACTGTTGATAAAGTACAACCTAAAAAGCCAAGAGGCATGAGAGGTGGTGGTGCAGCCAAGAAAATGATGCGTGGCGGCGCCGCAAAGAAAATGATGCGTGGTGGTGCGGCAACAGCCAAAAAGAAGCCATCTATGATGCGTGGTGGCGGTATGGCTAAAGCTAAAAAAATGATGCGTGGTGGCAAGGTTAAGAAGTAATGGCTGTTTCTGGCTCAACAGATTTTGAATTAGATGTAGCAGAGTACATTGAAGAAGCTTTTGAGCGTTGTGGTTTAGAAGTTAGGACAGGTTATGACCTAAAAACAGCCAAGCGCTCAATGAACCTCATGTTTGCAGAATGGGCAAACAGAGGTCTGAATCAATGGACTATTGTTCAACAAACTCAAACTGTTACAAAAAGCACTGCTTCTTATACTTTAGGAGCTAATGTAATTGATATTCTTTCAATGTCTTTACGACAGGGCACTGGCACAGATCAAACCGACTTTACGATGAGTAGAATTAGTAGAGATGATTATCTGACAACCCCAAACAAAAATACTGAAGCTAGGCCAACTCAGTTCTTTGTAGATAGACAAATTACACCTGTCATAAAAATATGGCCTACGCCAGATAATTCCACTGATATTTTGGTTTTTGACGCTCTCACCAGACTGGATGATGCTGATAAATCAACAAATACTGTAGAGGTTCCATTTAGATTCTACCCCTGTCTTGCTGCTGGATTAGCTTACTACATATCCATGAAACGCGCTCCCGATAGAATACAACTTTTGAAGGCATCTTATGAAGAGGAATTTGAGCGTGCGTTAGCAGAAGACAGAGACAGGGCTTCATTTAATGTAAGTCCAAATTTAAGTTTTTATAGGGTTTCTTAATGTCACGGTTTGCCGCAGGAAAATATGCTTATGGGATATCTGACCGTTCTGGTTTTAGGTATCGTTTAAAAGATATGCGTATGGAATGGAACGGTTTTCTTGTTGGAAAAGATGAATATGAGCCTAAACATCCTCAACTCGACCCCAAAAGAAGACCAACAGACCCAGAAGCTATTAAAAATGCTAGACCTGATCCTCGTACAGAACCTGAAGTAATTCGTTTATTAACGCCAAATTGTTTTAAAAGTGGGGCAATTGGCTCTTCAGTAATTACTGTAACAGAGTTTTCTCATGGCAGAACTACAAACAGCGCTGTAAGATTTAGAAATGTAAGTGCTTTTGATGGATTTTCGCAAACTGTATTAGAAAATTCTCTTGGTTATATAATAACTGTGCTTGATGAAAATAGATACACATTTGCGGTGACTACTGGTTCAGCAACACTAGGGAACACAAGAGGTGGTGGTGAAAATGCAACAGCAGGCCCAGGAACGGCAACTGCTCCAACAGCTTCTCCAACTTTTGACTCTACTGGAACTACACTTGATTCTACAAGCAATACTTTTGACGAGGCTTAAATGGCAAAACAAACAGTAGGAATTGGCTCATCTGCAAATGACGGCACAGGCGATAGCTTACGAGCTGGCGCAGATAAAATTAATGACAATTTTAATGAAATCTATGCTGCGTTAGGAAACAGTTCTAGTGTGCTAACTGACATCATAGACGCAAACGGTCTTTTAGATGTTAGTTCTGGCGCAAACAAAATTGTTTTTTATTATGCGGCCTTGACTGATTTGCCAAGCGCATCAACCTATCATGGCGCAGTTGCTCATGTTCACGCAACTGGTGGGCTGTATTTTGCTCACGGCGGTAATTGGATACGACTTAATGATGAAGTTAGCGGCCCAACAACCACATACACAACGACAGCAGCTACGGGTTCTGCCTACACTTTTTCTGGCCCAGGTGCTACCGCTGGTAACAACCCTAACTTTACTTTTTACAAAGGCCATACTTATCTGATTGACAATACTTCTTATGTAAGTAGTCACCCCTTGCAGATACGAACTTCGGACGGAGGTTCTGCTTTTACAACAGGAGTTACGGATAACTATAATAGCACCACTGGGCTAACTCAGTTCATTGTGCCACATGAGCCTAGTGACACTTCGTTGGTGTACCAGTGTACTGTTCACAGCAGCATGGTTGGAAACATAACAATAGTATAAGTGAGTCAACGGAATGTCATTTACTTACACACAACTAAAACAAGCCATACAAGACTTTTCTGAATACACAGAAACATCTTTTGTTACGAATTTGCCTGTGTTTATTCGTGGTGCAGAAGATCGTATTTTCACTATGGTGGACTTGGAGTTGTTTCGTAAAAACGCAACATCCGCTCTTACTGTAGACGATCCTTATCTAACACTGCCGACTGATTACTTAGCGTCTTTTTCTTTTCAAATCACAACAGCTTTAAACAAAGAATTTTTGCTTCAAAAAGATGTTAATTTTGTGCAGCAATATACGATTGACTCATCTTCTACAGGCAGGCCAAAGTATTATGCTGTTTTCGATGTTGACAACTATATTGTTAGTCCAACTCCTGATCAAAACTATACTGTTGAACTTCATTACTATTATCGCCCTGTCAGTTTAACTGCTGGTGCTGATAGCGGTACAACATGGTTGAGTTCTAATGCCCCAAACGCACTTCTTTACGGTTCTTTGGTAGAAGCGTATACTTATATGAAAGGCGAAGCTGATATGATGCAACTGTATGAACAAAGGTTTGGTCAGGAGATTCAGCGTTTGAAAGACTTGGCGGAAGCCAGAGAGAACTCTGACGCATATCGCAGAGGCTTACCTGATAGGCCAAGGACTTAGGAGTAAAAAATGGCAACAAGTAATGCAGCAACCACTTATCTTGAGAATAAGTTACTAAACTTTATTTTCAAAAATAACGCTGGTTCTTTTTCAACCCCCGGTGACAGCATTTATCTAGGGTTAGCTACCGCAGTTTCTGACGCTGAGGCTGGAAGTGTAACAGAGGCTAATTTTACCAACTATGCAAGACAGCAGATTGCAGCGTCTGGTTGGACTGTTACGTCAAGTAGTGCAGATACACAGACAGCTAAAAATGCTGCTGATGTATCCTTCCCTGCATCTGGTGGGACGAATAACACAATCACACATGCGTTTATCGTTGATGCTGCTTCTTCAGGCAATATCTTGTTTGTAGGTGCGCTAGACGCAAACAAGACTATTGAAAGTGGCGATATCTTCAGGGTTAATGCAAACAACCTAACAATTGAGTTGAAGTAAACATGGCAGGTCAGTTAATTCTTGCTGATAGAGTAAAAGAAACCACCGCTACAACTGGCACAGGCACATATACTTTAGCTGGTGCGGTTACTGGTTTTGATAGCTTTGCTGAAGTTGGTGATGGTAACTATTGTTACTATTGTTGTACTGACGGCACTGATTTTGAAATAGGGGTTGGTAAATACACTGCTTCTGGAACGACTCTTGCAAGACAATTTGTGTTAAAAAGCAGCAATACAGCTACAGCAACGGCTGATGTAAACGGTGCTGTTGAGTATTCTTACACATTAAATGTGGATAATGTTAGCGGAACAATATCCCCCAGTATGAGAATTAGAGGGAGCAGCGTAAATCCTCTTCCGCAAATTGTTTCTAGCATAAGCGGAACTACTATAACTTTACTGACTAGATCAAACACTACTGCGGATGACACAGGCGGCACATTTGCCGACAATGACTCTCTTACTTTTACTGATGGAAAAGTGAATTGGGGGTCTGGTTCAAAAGATATTTTTGTTACTTTGCCTGAAGAATCTCAGGGTGGTGTTGTAGATTTAATGTATTCTGACGCCTCCAATCAGTATTACGACGGGGGGAATATCGCTATCGGCCCTGGTGCGATGGCAGACTTTATTGATACTGAATATTTAGGTGGGCAGTCTGTCGCAATCGGTGTAAATGCATTAAAGAAAACCAGTTCCACTACGGGCGCATATCCTTTCGGGGTAGCCATAGGTTTTGAAACGGCTCAAGAAAACCTTACGGGCAGAAACATGACCGCAATTGGTGCTTTTGCTTTAAAAAACGACACTTCCAACAACAACACTGCGGTTGGTATGAGAGCAGGAGAAAGTCATACAACAGGGAGCAACAACACTTATATCGGTCATCTTTCTGGCCCATCACAGGAGAATGGCACTGGCGATGGAGCATCGCATAATGTTTCCGTTGGTGTTCAAGCCTTAGAGGACCTTACTAGTGGTGATTACAATGTCTGTATAGGCAACTTTGCAGGAACCGATATTACAACAGCAAGTCAATCTATACACATAGGTCGAAGAGCCGGAGACTATGTAACCACAGCAAATGATACGATAGGTATTGGTTATAGCGCAGGAGCCGAATCAGGCACCAATAGCATTAGTATAGGTTATCAAGCTAATAGCAGCACAAGTCAAAATCAAGGTGGACTCGGTAACATATGCATAGGTTATCAAGCTGGGGATGCTATCACGACTGGTGATTATAATATTTTAATGGGTTATGCTGCCGATATGCCGAGAGGTTACTACGTTCGTTCTGTTGCTATTGGCTATGCAGCCGACTGCAACGGCGATGATTGTGTAAATATTGGCACTAATTCAGGGGGTGCTGTAAGTTCAAGCTATACAGATGGTGACAATAATGTAGCCATTGGAAGCTATTCTCACTATGGAAATGGTAGAGGTGATGCCAATATCAATATAGGAGTGAACACAAGTAGAGCTTATTACACTACTTCGGGTGAGAACATCTCTATTGGCTACCAAGCGTCCTATTATTTGAACGGCGCGCAATGGTCAACAAATATCGGATCTCAGGCTGGCGAACAAGATCAAAATTCTTACGGTTCAACAAGAATTGGATATCGAGCGGGTCGATACTATAAGGGTAGTTACGGCACCTGTTTAGGATACAACGCTGGTTCTACAGGCACCACTACATACAGTGGTAATGGTATTATAGCCATTGGATTTAACGCTCTACCCTCTTCTACCACTGCTTCATATGAAATTACACTAGGTAATAGTACTATATCAGCACTGCGTTGTCAGGTAACGTCAATAACGGCTTTGTCTGATGAACGTGATAAAACAGCTATAGAAGATACCGATTTAGGTTTGGACTTTATTAAAGCGTTAAGACCTGTTAATTTCACTTGGAATAGGCGTGATGGAACGTGGCCTGGTCGAAAAGAAGTAGGCTTCATAGCTCAAGAGCTACATGAAGTTGAAATGAATTTTAATTCTACCAACAGAACAAGGTTGGTTAGCTATTCAAATCCAGAAAAATTAGAAGCTACACCAATGAACACTTATCCAATTTTAGTTAAAGCTGTTCAAGAGTTAAGTGCAAAAGTTGAGAGTTTACAGGCAAGAATTACTAAATTAGAAGGAAGTTAAATTATGGCGATAAATGAATTAGACAGAGATTATCTTAGGCTTCTTCACTCATGCGATATGATTGAAAACATCGTTAGCGGATTAAAGATGGAAGACTCATCTGACTCCGATAAGAAACTTCAGGTGGGTAATATCGTTATGATGCTTGAAGCGGAAATACTTGATGATAAGTATGAAACCGCAAAAAAAGATTTAACACGAATAAATGATGTCATAAAAGCTGGGCGCACTTACTGGAAATCGTGACCTTTCCGTTCAGCCTGACCAATGGGATAAAGACGGATGATTGGCGCATTTTCCATTTCAGAAGTACCGATTTCGGTTGGTCAGACAGAATCTATAGTCGAGGCTTCAGCCAGCTTAGACTTTAATTTCACGCAAACCACCACCCAAACTCGTATTCGTTCTGAATCTGCTACATTAGATTTTAATTTTACGCAAACCAGTGCAGCCAATGGGACATTCTCCGCAGTGTCTCACATGATTGGCACTGCAACAAAGACAAACATTGCTTCTGGAATTATGGTGGGGGTTGCAGACATAGAGTTTGCCTTCACGCAAACAACAGTTCAGGGTGCTATTCTTACCGCAAGCGGAACGGTCATATCACAGTTTGATCAAACATCGGACGCTATAAAAGTGGCGTCTGGGGTATCAACGCAAGACTTTAATTTTACCCAGACCACAGTTCCTGTAAAAGTGGCATCTGGAGTATCAACACAAGATTTTAACTTTACCCAGACTACCACTGGTTCAAGAATATCTCCTGCAAGCTCTACGTTGGACTTTAACTTCACTCAAACCACTGTTCCTACTCGTGTAAGGCTTGACAGTGCGTCAATGGACTTTTCGTTCATTCAGACCGTTGCCGCGAACAAAACTCTTCTTGGTACAGCAGAAATTATTTTCTCATTTGTACAAACCACCCCTGGTGAGATATTATGGGTGCGGATTGACCCTGATACAGGAACAGTTGAGACTTGGACACAAATTACACACACAGGAGATTCGTGGGTGCAGATAACACATAGCGGTGATACATGGACTCCAATCACTCATACTGGCGATACATGGACAGAAATCTCAGGAAATGGTAATGTGGAAACGTGGTTAGACAAGGTGGTATAAATGGCAAGTACCTATACAAACAATAATGGCATAGAACTTATAGGCAGTGGTGAACAGGCTGGCGCTTGGGGTGCTACAACAAATGTAAATCTTGAGATTATTGATAAAGCAATCAACGGCGTTTTATCTTTAAGCCTAACTGGCACAACAACCACGCTTTCCACTTTAAATGGTGACAAAACATCAGATGGGCTAAACAAAGTTTTAGTTCTTGCTGGTTCACCAAGTGGCACAAACACTATTACTGTTTCACCAAACGATGCTGATAAGTTATATTTTGTTGTAAACAACTCAGGTCAAAGCGTTATATTTACTCAGGGTTCAGGGGGTGATGTCACTGTTCCAAACGGCAACACTGCCACTATCTTTTGTGATGGCGCAGGTTCTGGAGCCGCAGTCACTGACTTATCACCTCAAAATCTTTCTGTTAGCGGTGTAAACAAAGTATCAGCTACGTCAACAGGTGTAACTATAACAGGAACCGCATTAGCGACCACTGACACAGACACAACAAATACAGGCAGTGTGACGTTGGATTTTCAAGCAAATCAAAACTTTGTGTTAACACTTACAGGCAATGTTACTTTAGCAAACCCAACGACTGAACAGGTGGGGCAGTCAGGGTTTATTGTGTTTGTGCAAGATGGCACGGGAAACAGAACGCTTAGTTTAGGAAGTCAATACTTTACAGCAGGCGGTCTTAACACACTTGCGCTTTCAACTACAGCTAATGCAGTAGATGTTGTGCCTTACATTGTTAAAGCCGCAGGTGAGATTCTTCTTGGCACACCACAGCTAAACTTTTCATAAGGGGTAAGTATGTCAGGACCGTTTGGCGCAGGTGGGTTACAGTTTTTTTCTGCTGCTGACCTTTATACTTACAAGTTAGAGCAATCTTTACGCTTCAACAGTGCTGATGGAGCGCAGTATCTTTCTTTGCAAAACTCTTCCGCAGGAAACAGAAGAACATTCACATGGTGTGGCTGGATAAAAAGGTCAATTGTAACAAACGATATGGCTTTGTTTGCTTCAGCTAATTCTGTTTCAAGCGATCTTCCACAAAGCATAGAGGCAGGTCTTTCAATACAACAAGACAATACTCATGAGCCAGGAACCACAAATGCAAATAATGCTTATGGATCTATAAACTTTGTTTTTCAAACCGTGCTTTCGCCTAGCGTTAGTATAAAGCAAGTTTGGACAAGCACAGCGTTAAGAGATACTGGGGCGTGGACGCACATTCATGTAATCGCAGATTCAACTCAAGCAACAAGTTCAGATAGAATTAAAGTCTATCAAGATGGAACAAAAATAACTAGTTTCAGAACCACCACTTATCCTGATCAAGATGCTCAATCAACAATCAATAACAGTAGTAACTATCATTTTATTGGCTACGGATCACCTCAAAGCAGCACTGATTCAACTAATGGATATATGGCAGAGGTTCATTTTTTTGATGGTGCTGCGGTTGATCCTACGGATGTAGGAGAGTTTAAAAACGGTGTTTGGGTTCCTAAAGAATACACTGGCTCTGCTTATGGAACTAATGGGTTCAAGTTAAATTTTTCTAATAGCTCCAGCCTTGGTGCTGATACTTCTGGGCAGGGCAACAACTTCACAGTTGCAAGTGCTTTGGCTGCCACAGACCAAGTTTTGGATTCTCCAACCCGAAACTACTCAACATTAAATCCGTTAGGTTACTTCTGTGGTGATGTAACCTTTACTGAGGGTAATTTAAAAATATCAACTCCATCTTCTGGATCTAATTACGAAACAAGGTTTGTGCCTAGCACTCATCATATGACAAACGGAAAATGGTATGCTGAGATTCGGCACACAGCAGCGATTGGATCATATGCAGAAGTAGGCGTTATAAAAGAATATGCGGAGGTTTTAGGCAAGGGATCAATTACCACAAACGGCTGGGGTTATAGCGATGGTGGTGAAATTAGAAACAACAACTCTAACTTGCAGTCTAGTTTAGCTACTTTTACTTCAGGGGACATTATTGGGATTGCGTTTGATGCTGACAACGGAACTTTGCAGTTTTACAAAAACAACTCCGCTGTAGGTTCGCAAATAACTGGCCTAGATACAGATGCAATGTGGCACTTTTTTCAAAACGGGGACTTAGATTTTACGTCCGTTTGGAATTTTGGACAGGATAGTTCTTTTGCTGGTGCAGTTACCGCTCAAGGAAATGGCGGTATAGGGGAGGATTTTTATTACACACCTCCATCAGGTTATAGAGCTTTAGCGGCGTTTAACTATAAAGAATCTAGTATATCACCCGCTTTAGCAAACCAACCTGAAAAACATTACAATTCTGTCAATTACACTGGTACAGAGGCAACGCAAAGCGTTACTGGAGTTGGCTTTACTCCGGGTATAGTGTGGTCACGAAACAGAGGTGGTTCTGGAAAGTTTACAATGTTTGATATTGTTAGAGGCGCAACCAAAGAATTAAAAATTGGTTTGTCGAGTGCCAGTGACACTATTGAAGTAACTGATGCAAACAGCCTAACCTCTTTTGACACAGATGGTTTTTCATTAGGTAGCGCAGAAACGCCTAATGATAATGGAACTGGTTACATAGCTTTTAATTTTAAACTTGGTGGAGCGGCAACTACAAACACTCAAGGTTCAATAAACACTGAAACAAGTGCCAACACAGCGGCTGGAATGAGTGCTATTACTTACTTAGGAAGTGCCTCTAATGCTACAATTGGGCATGGCTTGGTTAAAGCTCCAGAATTTATCATGTTTAAAAACAGAGATACGTCAGACCTTTGGTGGGCGTATCACCATAGAGCAAATTACCAAGGAACATCAACAACTGACCCAGAGGATTATTATATTGATATGGGGTATAGTGCTGCTGGTGCCGCCACCTCAAGTACTTCATACCTTCAAAGCACTGCTCCAACGTCCAGTGTGATTACCATTGGGCCTGACCATAATGTAAACGGTCCTTCTGAAAACATGCTTGCATACTGTTTCCACGAAGTTGACGGTTTTAGTAAGTTTGGTGTTTATCAAGCATACGATAAAAATAGCGCAGGCATGGGTGGGTTTATTCCATTACCTTTTAAACCTGCTTTTATAATTATAAAAAGTATAAATACAACAACTCAAACAGATTGGGTAATGTTTGATTTTAACTCATATGGAACTTATGGTGGCAACAATACAGCCAATCATCAAAATTTTCCCCTTGCTCAATTAACAGGTTTTGGCAGTGTAAACGAAAACATTCATATTGAAATGTTTTCAAATGGTTTTAGGGTTCAATTACAGTATGCTGATGTTAATGAAGAAGAACAATCAGGAACCCCAACATATGTAAACTATGTGTATGCGGCATTTGCAAAAATGCCGTTAAAGTATAGCACGGCGGTATAGGAGTACGACATGCCTTGGAAATATAAAGAAGAGGTCATACGAGAAGGGGTGTCTTGGGCTGGTTTAGACGGCGTTAAGCATCCTTCTAATTGGTCTATATGGACTGATAAAGAAAAAGAAGCAGCGGGTCTTGTATGGGAAGAACCGCAAAAAGAAGAAAGCTATGATGAAAGGTTTTGGTTCAATGCTAATACCCCAAAACCACTAGAGGATTTAAAACAAACTTGGAGAGAGGTTGTTTCAAGATCTGTTAGCTCACTGCTAAAGCCAACTGATTATGTTTACATAAAAAAGGCAGAAGACAGTTCTTACGAAATCCCTGAATCTCTGTTAACATATAGGCAAAACGTGAGAAAAACAGCAGCTACAATTAAAGAAGCTATTAACGATGCGACGGATCATGAAAGTTTTGTAGCTTTGTTTAAAGAAGGAAGCAATGGCAAGTCAATGATCAACGATTGGCCTGAAAAAGAGTAAATCATGCCACTCACAAAACTACAGTTTAGACCCGGCATAAATCAAGACATCACTTCATATTCCAACGAGGGTGGGTGGCGTGATTGTGACAAAATACGTTTTCGTATGGGCTATCCTGAGAAGCTAGGGGGATGGGAAAAATATTCTCCTAATCAATATCAAGGTAGTGCTAGGTCTTTACACAATTGGATTGCGCTAGATGGCTCTGATTTTCTGGGCATTGGTACACATTTAAAATATTATATAGAACAAGGTGAAGTGTTTAACGACATAACACCTATTCGTGAGACAACATCTGCTGGTGATGTAACCTTTGCGGCAACAAATGGTAGCACAACAATTACTGTTACTGATAGCCAGCATGGCGCACAACAGTTTGATTTTGTAACTTTTAGTGGTGCAGCTAGTTTAGGTGGCGCAATTACCGCAACGCAACTTAACAAAGAATTTCAAATAATTCGTGTTTTAGGAACAAACACATATGAAATAACTGCTTCTGTAGCTGCTAACAGCTCTGACACAGGAAATGGTGGATCAAGCACTGTAGGCGCATATCAGATAAATGTTGGTACAGATACAGGCATTGGCGGCACGGGTTGGGGTGCAGGTTTGTGGGGTGGCGAAACTACAGGTGCGCTTGAAACAACAATAAATGAGGGCGGAACTTTTAGTGCTGTAGATACAACCTTAACAGTAACTAGCGGCACGGGCATTGTAGCGACCGACGTTATTCGCATTGAGAAATCCTTAAACCGTACTGAATTGATGCTTGTAACAAATGATT